CAGTATCATCTGATGGTTCTCTTACTATTTCTGATGAAGAAAAAGATCAATTATTAGCCGCAATGAATGAATTAAAAGGAGATAAGTAATGAGTGAATATGGACTTACATCTTTTTTTCAACGTACTAGCGCTAATATAGGTAGTGTAATTGACTCTGTTAAAAGAGGTTTACATGAAGTTAGAGCAGTTAGGGTATTAAGTATTGTTTTAGATGAAACCCATCCAAGATTTAAAGAATTAGGTGAGTGGAATGGTTTAGGTATTATTGAATATGAAGATGTTATTAACCCATTACCATCTCCATCATTACCTACAGCAAGACCATTAGTCGGCAATTTTAAAAGTTTACCATTAATTAATGAGATTGTTTATATAATTGCATTTCCAAATACTAATATTGATACTATTTCTTCAAATGTAACTGATTATTATATTAATATAGTTTCACTTTGGAATCATCCTCATCATAATGCTTATCCAACATCTCCTAATGCTTTACCTCCAACCCAACAAAAAGATTATATTGAAACAACTGGTGGTAATGTTCGAAGAGTAACAGATCAATCAACTGAAATATTTTTAGGTAAAACGTTTATTGAACGTTCTAATATCCATCCATTATTACCTTTTGAAGGTGATATACTTGAAGAAGGTAGATGGGGTAATAGTATTAGAATTGGTTCTACCGTTCAAAATACACCTAATAATTGGTCTTCAGTTGGTACAAATGGTGATCCTATTATGATTCTTCGAAATGGACAAGGTGTTCAAACAGAAGAAGGTTGGGTACCAACAGTAGAAGATATAAATAATGATGATTCATCTATTTATCAAACAAGTACTCAAAAAATACCTTTAAATGCATCAAGTACAAATTATTTAAGTTATAAAAATAATCCACCTCAAACACCTGATCAATATGCTGGAAAACAAATTATTATAAATTCAGGACGTTTAGTTTTTAATTCAACTTTAGATCATATTTTATTAAGTTCTAAAAAATCTATTAATTTAAATGCACAAGAAAGTGTTAATATTGATGCCCCAACAGTTACATTACAATCAGGAAAAGTATATTTAGGTTCTAAAAATGCAACAGAACCTTTATTATTAGGTAATAAAACAATTTCTACTTTAAATAATTTAATTAATAATTTAAGTGCATTTTGTCAAGTTTGTTCTACAGTAGTTGGAACAGCTCCAGGAACATATATTGTTCCCTTAAATGCGGCTGCAGATCAATTATCAGCTCAATTAAAAGTAATTCAGGGTAATCTTGAAAAATTAAAATCAAAATCTAATTATACTGTATAATGGCTGCTATCACCCCAGAAGAACAAGAACAAGAAAGATTGCAAAAAGCAGCTGATGATCAATTATTGTTAGATCAACAAGATGCTAATAATATAGATGCTAATCAAATTGAAAATGCTACCCCTACTTCTTTAAAAGCAATGGGTATTGCTAAATTACCTTTATTATTATTAGTAATAGGTAATCAAGTTAAAAAAATAATCAATCCAGCATTAAAAAAATTAATAGATACTTATATAAAAAAGTTTTTAGATGCTGATACTTGCCCAGATGCCGCTACATTAGCTAAAATTAGACAACAAAGAGATTTAATAGTTGGTCAATTAAATAAAGTAGGTAGAGTATTAAATGTTATTACAATATCATTAACTGGTGTTTCTACATTTTTAAATATATTACAAGTTTTTATTAAAGGAATTGATGCTGCAAAAATAGCTGCAAAAATTGCAGCCGTAGCTTTTCCTCCATTAGCAGCAGCTTTACCGGCTCTTTTAGCTACTTTAACTAATGCTAAAACAGCAGCTCTTATAGATCCAACTACAGGTAATTCAAGATTACAAAAATTAACCTCAATTATAGGTGGAGCTGCTTTAGTTGCTTCTATTGTAGGTGGTTTTATATTAGCAGCAGTAGCATTATTAAAATCAATAGATGCATTTTTAGAGAAATGTGATCCTATAGTTCAAACTGATCCAAATATACTTGTTCCTATATCTAAAGAAATCCAAGATATAGCAGATGCTCAATTACAAGCAGATAATACTCAAAATGAAACAACATATCAAGGATTTATTTTTGATATTGAAATAGTACCTTATACACCTACTGTAAATCGTAGACGTGCAGTTGGTAAAAATCAATCAGGAATTGTGTTAATTCAAACCGAATTATCATTTACAACTGATGATCAAACTTTAATTAATGAACTAAAACTAATAATTGACAGAGATAATTTAAAAGCTTACTAATTTTAATATTTATAAACAATGAAACCATCAGACTTTAAAAAAATTATTAAGGAAGCCGTAAAAGAAGCTATTCAAGAGGAATTAAAAGATATCCTATTGGAAGCAGTACGTGCTCCTAAAACGGTTGTAAACGAATCAATAAGAGATACTTACGCACAACCACACATTGAAAAACCTAAACAATTAAACGCTTCTGAAAGACGCGCTATGTTTGGAGATTTACTAGAAGATATGCAAAATAATAAACCAGCAGTAACAGCATATGCTGGTCAATTTAACCCTACAGGACCTGTAGATAATGTTAACGGAACATTACCTGCTGGAGAAGTAGGATTAGATATGATTATGGGTTTAATGAACAATAAATAATGGCATTCGGAGCAAAAAAGATATACCCTATAGATACAAGACCAGGTACTGGTGTTGGTGTGGCTATTCCTTTTAATGCTCCTGGAGTATTTAAAATAACTTATACTACAAAAGAAGCCATTAAAAATAATTTAATTAATTTTTTCTTAACAAATAAAAATGAAATATATTTAAATCCAATATTTGGTGGTAATTTACGAGCATTTATTTTCCAACAAATTGATACAGGTAATCTTGATTCATTAAAAGAAGATATTCAATATCAAATAGGATTATATTTTCCTAGTGTTATTATAGGAAGTTTAAACATAGATTCATTCCCAGATATTAATCAAATTAACATAGTATTAAAATATAATATAAAAGATACAGGTTTAAGTGATACTGTAGAAATAGCATTTACATAATGGCAACTCAACGAAAAAATATACAATACATTAATAGGGACTTTAGCGAGTTAAGAGCTAGTTTAATAGACTATGCTAAAACTTATTTCCCTACAACCTACAACGATTTTACTCCAGCATCACCAGGTATGATGTTTATGGAGATGGCTGCTTATGTAGGTGATGTTTTATCATTTTATCTTGATAATCAAATTCAAGAAACATATGTACAATATGCTCGTCAAACAAATAACTTATATGAATTAGCTTATATGTTTGGTTACAAACCAAATGTAACTCAAGTTGCTTCAGCCCCTATTACTTTTTATCAACAAGTACCAGCTAAATTGTCTGGTTCAACATATGTTCCTGATTTTGATTATACACTTTTTATTAATCAAAATGCTCAAGTAAAATCTGTTACTAACCCTAATATTTCCTTTTTAATAGAAGACCCAATTGATTTTTCAGTTTCAAGTTCAGGCGATCCAACAGAAGTATCAATTTTTGCTACATCAGGAGGTAATCCAACTTCATTCTTATTAAAAAAAACAAGAAATTCAATATCATCAAATATTAATACAACTACATTTTCATTTGGTACTCCTCAACAGTTTTCAACAGTAGAAATTAATGCTGAAAAAATTATTGGTATATTAGATGTTTTTGACACTGATACTAATGAATGGTATGAAGTAGATTATTTAGCACAAGATGCCGTTTATGATTCTATAAAAAATACAAATCCAAATGATCCTAATTTATCACAATACCAGGGTGATACACCATATCTTTTAAAACTTAAACAAGTTCAAAGAAGATTTATTACACGTTTCTTAAATTCAGGTTCATTACAAATACAATTTGGTGCTGGAACAGCAACAGATACAGACGAAGAAATTATTCCTAATTCCGATAACGTAGGTTTAGGTTTACCATTTGAAAAATATAAGTTAACAACAGCTTATGCTCCTTCAAATTTTATATTTACAAAAACTTATGGTATTGCTCCTTCACAAACAAACTTAACAGTTAGATATTTAACTGGAGGTGGAGTTGAAGCAAACGTACCATCAAATGATTTAACAAACTTAGTAGCAGAAATTCAATTTTTAAATTCAAATTTAAACCCAGTAACTGCAAATGAAATATTTGCTTCATTAGCTGTTACAAATCCAATTGCAGCAGATGGTGGAGGAGATGGAGATTCAATAGAAGAAATTAGACAAAATACATCAGCAAATTTTGCAACACAATTACGTAATGTAACACAAGATGATTATTTAGTAAGGTCATTATCAATGCCTGCTAAATATGGAGTTATTGCTAAAGCATATATTGAACCTACAAAGGCACAATCAATGTCTGCAGGCGAATCTAACTCCGTATTAGACTTGTATGTGTTGTCATATAACGCAAGTAATCAATTAAACATAGCATCACCCGCTTTAAAACAAAATTTAACTACATACTTATCTCAATATAGAATGGTTAATGATGCTGTTAATATTAAAGATGGATTTATTATTAATATTGGAGTAAATTTTGATATTATAGTACTCCCTGAATTTAACAGTAACCAAGTATTATTTGATTGTATTGCAGCATTAAAAGATTATTTTGCTATTGATAAATGGCAAATCAATCAACCTATTGTTTTAAGAGAACTTTATATTCTTTTAGACAGAATAAAAGGTGTACAAACAATAAAAAATATAACAATTTCAAATTTAGTAGGAACAAATTTAGGATATTCACCATATGCTTATGATATAAATGCAGCAACAATTGGTAATGTAATTTATCCATCTCTTGATCCTTCAATATTTGAAGTAAAATATCCAAATCAAGATATTCAAGGTAGAGTAGTAAATTTATAATAATATAAAATGGCAGTATATAAAATATTTCCTGAAAAAGATGCAACAATGTATTCATTGTTCCCTAACATGAATACGGGAATGGATGAAATAATTGAGGCAACTGAAACAGTCTTTGCATATTCAGACCCAAATCCACAAACAAGTAGATTTTTAATTAGATTTGATAATAACGATCTTAATACTGCATTTGATTTAATGCCTCAAAATGTATATGATAGTGGATCTTGGAAGGCTAATTTACAATGCTATATTGCTACTTCTACAGGAATGAATGCAACTACTACTCTTGAATGTTACCCTGTTTCAGGTTCTTGGAATATGGGTACAGGAAGATATTTAGATGTACCTTCAATAACAAATGGTGTTAGTTGGATTTGGAGAACATATTCAGGATCAATTAAATGGCCTACAGTTATTGCTAGTTTAGGATCAAATGTAACAGCTTCCTATAATGTTTCATATTCATTTGCTGGTGGTGGTACTTGGTACACAGGTTCTCCTGTTCCTTATTATACATCAAGTGTTACTCAATCTGTAGAATTTACATTTTATGGTACTAAAGATCTTAATTTAAATGTTACAAATACTATAAAAGCTTGGGCTACAGGTGCTTTTTATAATGAAGGATTTATTTTAAAACAAAAAGATGAATTTATTGACAATAAAGATATCCAACCAGAATTAAAATATTTCTCAAGAGATACACATACAATTTACCCACCAGCTTTACAAATTAGTTGGTTTGATTTTTCTTTTAATACAGGATCTTCAACACAAACAGTTTTAAATACTACACCTGCTACATTAACATTAGCACAAAACCCAGGAACATTTTATCCTGAAAGTATTAATAGATTTAGAATTAATGCTAGACCTGAATATCCAATTCAAATATGGGAAACATCATCAGTTTATTTAAATAATTATTATTTACCTTCAGGTTCATCTTTATATGCTATTAAAGATTTAGATACTAATGAATACGTAATAGATTTTGATTCACAATACACTCAGATTAGCGCAGATGCTACATCAAGTTATTTTGATGTATATATGAATGGTTTAGAACCTGAAAGATATTATGCAATTTTAATTCAAACAAACCTTAATGGTTCAACAATAGTATTTGATAATCAATATTACTTTAAAGTTATAAACGGATAATGTCGGGCGAAAGTATAAATTTAACAAAACAAGTATATAGTAAAACCCAATACGAAAGGGTTATTGATACTTCTTTTACCCAATTAGTTCAACCTGCTGCTACAGCTTCTGTAGTAGCACCTACAATATCAGTAGCAGAATTTTTTACAAATTACCAAACTTTATTCTTTGAAATACCTAAGTTTGGAGATATAAATTCTCATGAGTACCTTATTAAAACTAGTCAGGAATATGCTGGTGATTTTAATAATGACGAAACAATTCAAGCATTAATTGAAGAAATTACTCAATTAAGACAAGAAAATTTAGATTTACAACAACAAGTTATCACAATTCCAACAATATCAACAGGAAGTATATAATGGCCGAAATAATTAACATAACCCCGTTAAACCCAAATACATTTGAGTTTCAAGAATATTCAGTGAGTGATACTTCTCTTATTACTTCTATAGAAACTGAAAACTCATTTGACCCTACTACAGATCATATTGAATATTTTATTTATGATTTAAATGGAAATATATTAACAAGTAATGTTTTTGGTTATAATGGTTATAGATTATTAGATAATGTTTTAACTATCTATCCTGAAATTGATTTAACAACTCAAGGATTTACTGAAGGTCAATATAATACTTTATATAATTTTGTAAGTAATAAATTAGCATCTAATCCTAATAATACTTATTTTATATCTCAAATCAGCCCAGATAGAACTGAGGTTAGATTAGATACAACTTTAATACCTGATTTTTTAGTAATATCTTCTTCAATTGAATTATCAAATAATATTACTACTTCAACAGGAAGTTATTATGATTTTTATTTAAATTTTGGTGATAATGAATTAGCAATTGCTAATAATATCTTATTAGATACTTCTAGTATTACTAATCCTACAGTATTAGTTAAACTATACGAACCACTTCCAGAGCAATTTACAATAAATTCTCAATTATGGGTAGTAACTCAAGTAGCAACTCCTGTTGCTTATAATATTAATATTGTTCAAACTTTTGATGTAGCTGATAATAACATCTATTTAAAAGGTCCAAATACTAATCTTAATATTAAAAACCAAATTAATAATTCAACAGATTATAATAATTCAAATCAACTTTCAGTTACAGATTCAACCCAAGGTTCTGGAAGTTTAAGATACCAATTAAATAGTTTATTAGCTAAAACAGGAATTGAAATTAATATAGATTATTCTAATTATGATAATTTTATTCATTTTTCATCTGCTCAAACTAGATTAGAAAATTTTTATTATAAACTATCTTTAATTGAACAATATAATTACAGTGCAAGTTATTCAAGTACCACCTCAGCAAACTACTACGTTTCATCAAGTAATGTTGTTTGGCAATCTAAAATAAATGAAATTATTACTGGATTTGATAATTATGAGTATTTCTTATACTTTGATTCAGGTTCAGCTTGTTGGCCAAAAACAGGTCAAACACCTCCTTATACTAATTATACAACAACATCTACATCTGGATCAAATTGGTTTATATCTCAATCTTTAGTAGCAGAAGAATATGACATTGAAAATAACAATGCTTTAATAAATACTATTCCTTCTTATCTTTTAGAAGATCCATCAAACGCTCAATATGAGTTGTTTATAGAAATGATTGGTCAACATTTTGATAATATATTTTTATATACTCAAGATGTTACAAATAAATACAATAATGATAACCGTTTAAATTATGGTGTATCAAAAGATTTAGTAGCCGATATCTTAAGAGATATGGGTATTAAAATCTATCAAAATAACTTTTCAACAAACGATTTATACTCAGCTTTATTAGGTTTAACACCTTCAGGCAGTTTATATAATTTACCTTACACGACTGGCTCATTGCCAACTCCTTCGGGATATGAGTATATAAACACGTATGTTACCGCATCAGCTACAGGGTCATTAATACCGACCGAAGACATAAACGCTGAGATATATAAACGCATATATGCGAATTTACCTTACTTACTTAAGAAAAAAGGTACAGTAGAAGGTTTAAGAGCATTAGTTACTCTTTATGGTATCCCCGATACTATTTTACAAGTAAACGAATTTGGTGGTCAAGATAAAATTATAGAAAATGATTATGACCTTTGGTTTGATCAATATAATTTTGCTTATTATACAAGTGGTTCATCATACATTAGTTCATCATTTTCTTTAAATACTTCTTGGAACGCAGATAATGATGTTCCTCAAGCAGTAGAATTTAGATTTAGAACAGATGGTTTACCACAAAACACAGCAAGTATTGCTTCTCAAAGTTTATGGGAAACTGATACTTTTGTTAAATTAGTTTTAAAATATACTGGTTCAGGTTATACAACAGGATCATATAGTGGATCTGTAGTTAATCCTTATAACCAATATGCTAAATTAGATTTTATACCTGATTATACTTCTCCTCAAACATCCGCAAGTGTTTACTTACCTTTTTATAATGGAGAATGGTGGTCTGTTTTAATAAATAAAGTAGGTTCAGTCTATACTTTATATGCTAAGGATAAAAATTATAAAGGTGAAGATGGAAATACAATTGGTTTTCAAGCTTCATCATCAGTTGATCCATTTACAGAAGATCCTTGGAATAATGCCGTTAAATCTTATTTTGGTATTTCATCATCCCTAGCTGGAAAATACTTTACAGGTTCATTTCAAGAAATTAGATATTATGTTAATGCTTTAGATTCAAGTTCTTTCAATGATTATGTAATGAATCCTTACTCAATAGATGCTAATGGTGTTAATACAGCACCAACTGATTTAGCATTTAGAGCGTCTTTAGGAGGTGAATTATATACATCATCAATATCAATTCATCCTAAAGTAACAGGTTCTTGGATAACTACATCTTCATTTGCTTCTAATAGTAATTTTTACACAAGCTCAGGAGGAACATATATTCCAAATACCGAAATATTTTATTTAAATCAATTCCCAGCAGGTATTAAAAACCGAGTATCTAATAAAATTAGACAACAAGGTGAAATTTTACCTTATAGTGGAAGTAATGAAACTAACTTACCAACAAATCAAGTATTATCTCCATTTATTTCAATACAACAAAGTGTTGCTGTAAGTGGATCTTATACACCAAACATTGATTATGTTGAAGTAGCCTTTTCACCTCAAAATCAAATTAATAATGATATCGCTGGTCAATTAGGTTATTTTAACATTGGTGAATATATTGGTGATCCAAGATTAGTACCAACTAAAGAAGAATCATATCCTGCTTTAGATGATATTAGAGATTACTATTTTGAAAAATATACAGGCAATTATAATATTTGGGATTATATAAGACTTATCAAATATTTTGATAACTCTTTATTTAAAATGATTGCTGACTGGACACCAGCAAGAACAGATTTAGCTTCAGGTATTGTAATTAAACAAACAACTTTAGAAAGAAATAAATATCCTGTTCCACAACCTAATATTACCTCATCAATTGCATGGGTTGAAAGTGGTTCATATGTAACAGATATTTTATTTAATTTAACTAACGCAGAAATATCTCCAACTGGTTCATATACTGTATTTGCACCCCACACATATAATTTTGGTACTACTTTTACAGGTAGTTTTAATAATGTTAGTGGAACTGATGGAAGTGATTGTTACATTTGGTATTATACACCAGATGCACTTGCAGGACCTCCTATAGTATTACTTGCTCTTGATGGTGTAAATAGTTTACGTACTGGAGATGAAGTTTCATTTAATTTTACTTATAATAATATAACAGCAGGAGGTAAAATAGAATTTTATTGTAATTCATCAATTGGATCAGTTTTATTAGATGCTTATGTAACTGGAAGTGGATTTGAAGCAACAAATATTCCCTACGAAGTTGAAGATCTATTAGTTACAGGTTCATCAATTCAAATGTATACTATTACTGGTAGCTCAGGTGGATCAATTGTAGATACAGAAACTTTAATATATTCTGCATCCTCAATTAGTTTAACTAATCCTTCAGCGACTTCATCTTTAATTAATATTGGTGAAACTGGAGCTATTAATATACAAGCTAATATATTTTCTAGTGGTACTAACACAACTTTTAAAATATATAATGGTCAGGATATAAATTCAGGAATATTATTATATGAAAATAATACAACAACTACTACTAATTATACAATAAACGAAACATTTAATATAACAAGTGGATATGTTTTATTATATAAAAGTAGTGTATCAATCCCTGATCCTGTTGTTATAAGTAATTTAAACATATATCAAGAACCCTCATATTACCAAACCGTAGAAACTGTTTATGGATTAAATCAAGTATTAATCCCTAATGAATTTGATTTTAATGGTGAATTACAAGGTTCAGAAATATTAGTTACTGATGGAGATTTAAATGGTGGTAATCCATTTTTAAAATTCCCTACTCAAGAATATAGATATGATATTAAACTTTATGATAATGTATTTATAAGCGAAAATGCATGGTTTGCCGATCCAGTACCTTCAGGAGAAATGCAATGTTATTATTATCAAAATTTTGGGTCTCCTGGATTTGGAATGAAATATGCCAAAATTAGTAAAACTTCCTTAAATGGTTTAGATACAACTTCTACTCTTGAAGATTTACAAGACTTTAGAATTGATATTTTAAGCCCAACAGGAACTTATGAAACCCATACAGTAATTAGTATTCAAGAACAATCAAATTATTTTTTATATACTTTAATTGCTGATAATTTAACATATACAGCAGCAACATACCTTGATAGATTAGTAGTATTATCCCCAATTGATAATACTATATTTATTAATTCAAATTATGATACATTAGTTAATAATGCAGAGGCAACAAGATTTAATGATGAATTTTTTGATGTTGATTTTTCTTCAAATGCTATTACAGCCGTAAATGCCGTTAATATTATTAGTGCTTCTAGAGGAACAGGTAGTGCAACACCATCAACAACACCTGCTTCTAATTATACAACAGCTCGTATTGCTAATCCAAGATATGATGGGTGTAAAAATACATCCCCTGATATTAATATAGGAACAGAAAATCAACTTCCAGCTATTGAACAATATGGTAAATTTGCTTTTTATTATAAAGGAGCAATTAACCCCGATAATTTTTATCCTGCTAATTCTACTATTTTTAAATTAGAAACAATGATAGATGATGAAGGAAATTTCCTTCAACCAAAAATATCTAGTTCATATTATTGGAATGGATTAGCTTCATTTGGTAAAGATGAAATTGTAACCATTACAGTTCAAAATTCATCTTCAGTAACTCAAACAACATTAGCAGCAGTTCAAGGAGAAAATACAGTATATATTCCTTTTGAATATCTTAATTCTCCAATAATGACAGCCTCAAGTTCAGGTTTTAATATTTGGGAATTTACTTTAGATTCAACAGGATCAATGAAATTTGATGAATATGGTATATCAACACCTGAAGTATATGGTCCATATTGGGCAACATCTTCTATATATGGAGCTACTGTATTAACTTCTTCAATAGCTACAATAGGAAACCAATTTATATCTAATTCTATAAACCCAGGAATTTATCAATACCCTGGAGATATTGTTTCTAGTATGGCCCGAGATGGATTTGATGCACCTGTTTCTACTATAAATCCTGAAGTTGGTGATATATTTTATGTTTCTTCTTCTTTATATGGAAGTAGAATAATAAGTACATCATTTACAAATACTGATTTTTATGTATATTTAGATAATCCTGTATTTTTTACTAATTCACAAATTTTAAATAAATTCGTAATTGTAAGACAATATCAAAATTTAAACAGAATTGTATTAAATATTGGTCTTAGTGGAAGTAATCCATCAGTAGGTTCAGGATTTATATTTACTCAAAAATCAACTAATTTATTTAAGGATAATATTGATAGTATTATTACTGATCTTACATCAAGAAACTTAATTTAACATATTTATAATAAAATACACAAAAAAATGGGATATTTAAATAACAGCGTAGTAACAGTAGACGCAATTTTAACTGATACAGGCCGTCAATTGCTAGCTCAAAACGATGGTCTATTTAGAATCACTCAGTTTGCTTTAGCAGATGACGAAATCGATTATACTTTGTATAATCCAAACCACCCTTCAGGTTCTGCTTATTATGGACAAGCGATTGATAACATGCCTTTATTAGAGGCGTTTCCTCAATCAACACAGGTAATGAAGTATAAACTTACAACTTTACCTCGTGGTACAGCTAGAATGCCAATCTTGGATTTAGGTTATACTTCGATTATAATCAAACAAGGTGCTGCATTAGCAATTACACCTCAAACATTAAATTACTTTGGTGGAAATACTTTTGAAGCTGCTGGTTATACAGCTACAATCTCTGATGTTAGATTATTCTCAACATTCGAAGGTGTAGGTGTTAATACTCCATCAGTAACAGCATTAAATGTAACTAATCAAACAACTACATTAGGTACTTCAGTATCTAGAACAGTTGTAGGTACTACAATTAATTTAAGAGCAACAACAGTAAATACGTTATTTGGATCAAATAATATCTTACAGGCTACTTTAACAGTAGTAGGTAGAGATTCAGGCGCTCGTTTAACAATTCCAGTAACAGTAACAAGAGTATCTTCATAAAAAAATAGAATATGTCATTTAACAGATTAGACCCAAGTGATTTTGTAGTTAGCACGGATGCTATTTCATCTACATTATTTTCAAATAATTCACCATCGTTAACCTCGATATTTACTTCTTCTGTACAAGTAGCAAGTTCAGCAGGTAACTATTATATTAATGCTTATAATTCTACAACTACAGCATCAATTCAGTTTGCAATTGCTTATGGTAATGAAGTAGGTAGTGGTAGTTTAAATTATAATCAAGCTGTTAATGGTAAATCTCCAACTGGAACAATTTGGGGCCAATGGCAAGACTTAGTATTAGGTGATGAAAACGCTAAATTTGTATTTGGTACTGTATCTTCATCTGAATTTTTTGCTTTACCTATGGAAAGAGCAAGATATAAAGATTCATTATTTTTAGGTTCTTTATCATTAACACTTTCAGGTAGTTCAGGTTCAATTACTTTAACAGATAATAGTAACTATGTATCTGCTGTTCAATTTTGTGAAGCAGGTAGAGTATTTCAATTAATCACAGGTTCAACAGGTGTTATATCTTCAAATTTAGGATCTAATACATCTGAAGGATATTCTAAAAATTCAGGATCATATGGTTGGTTATTACCAGATATTGGAACTATTTTATTAAACCCAATGGCTTTAGCTGATTTTCCTATTAGTGGAGGTATTGGTTTAGGATATAGTGGTTCATTTGCTTGGGGTCCTCAAGTTGTAGTATCAACAGGATCTATAACACCTATAACAAGTGCTAATATTTCTTTATATCAAGCTATTAGTCAATCAATGGCTAAACTTGGAACAGTTGGTGATTTTTTTCTAAATGCTCAAGAATCAATTACTTCAGATTTTATATTTGTAAGACCTAGAAGTTCAGAATTTAATTATTCAGAAAATCCATCATTCATTTCGGGTTCAACAGGTGAAGTATTATATTCTTCATTTATTAATAACCCACAAACTTACATTACAACTGTAGGTTTATATAACGATAACAACGAATTATTAGCAGTAGCTAAACTTTCAAGACCATTGCCAAAAGATTTTACAAAAGAAGCTCTTATTAGAGTTAAGTTAGATTTCTAAAATGAATGGGTGCTTTCAAACAATTTTTAGCAGCAGACATCACAGTCGTCCCCTTCGAGGTAAATAAGGCATTTTCTTATAAGGGGGTTGAACTTGATGCATCTGATGTTAGTATTAATAGATTTTTAGGAACAAATTTATCAGGTTCATTATTTAATCCTGATACTGATCCTACAACAGGTCAAACTTCTATTGAATATCAACGTTTGATATATAGTTCTATTCAAGAATTATATTATTCAAACCATTTGAGTTCAAGTTACAATGACCCTGCTGTTACAGCTAGTTTAATACCCGGTACTACTCCAGAAGGAGATAGATTTATTGGACCAGCTCAATCGGATGGAAGATATTTTAATTATAATCAAACTACATTAACGTTTGAAAAAATATTCCCTACAGGATCAGGTTCCCAAATTGGGGTTTTATCGATTCCTTCACGTTTATATGGTAATTATATTGTACCAAATTCATTTATATGGAATTCGGATGGTATTTTAATTAATGATGATGGTGAAGGAAATTTAATAAATTCAAATACAGGATTTATTTGTGGACAAATATTTTATCCTCATGGTTTAGCAATTATTACTGAAGGTATTTTAGGTGAAGATGGATATGGATATGGGTATGGTCTTTATGGTTCACTTGTATATGGTAGTGGTAGTACAGTTGGGTATGGATATGGTAATTATGGTTCACTCATATATGGTTCTGGATCAAGTCTTACTATAGAAGATTTTATTTCATCTCCAAATGTAACTTGTTCATTTTCATCTTCTCTTAATATTTATGAATCGCAATATAAATGTACTATTAGTGAAAATGAATTTAATTTTAGTTTAAATCCTTCAGCATTATCAGGTTCAACCGATGGAGCTGTTTATGATTTTATAACATCATCATATTTTGCTCCTTATGTAACAACAGTGGGATTATATGATGAAAATCAAAATTTATTAGCAATAGGAAAATTATCACAACCATTACCAACTTCACCTACAACAGATACTACAATACTTATAAACATAGATAGATAAAATGGCACTTACATTATCAAAAACAAACATAGTAAACGGCAATATAGTTCAAGCAGCAGATGTATCTCAAAGTATAGATGCCTTAACAGGAACAGCCGCTTATGACATTACCATTAGTGGCTCATTAACTGTTACAGGTTCATTAAATATTAATGGAATGTTAGAAGGTACAGGAGCTAGCTATAAAACCGTTGTTATAAATGATACAACAGGACAATTAAGATTTTCAACCTCAGGAGGTAGTGGTGCTACAGGTACATCAGGTACTTCAGGAGCTACAGGTACATCAGGTACTTCAGGAGCTACAGGCACATCAGGTACCTCAGGTGCAAATGGTACCTCAGGTTCTTCAGGCGCTACAGGTACCTCAGGTACTTCAGGTGCTACAGGTGCTACAGGTTCAAGCGGTACTTCTGGTACTTCAGCTCCAGGTATTACCTCAGGTACTTCCGGTGCTACAGGTACATCAGGAACTTCAGGAGCTAATGGTTCTTCAGGTTCTTCAGGTACTCCAGGAACCCCAGGTTCAAGCGGTACTTCAGGTGCTAATGGTTCTTCAGGTTCTTCAGGAGCTGTAGGTTCAAGTGGCACATCAGGTGCTACTGGTACTGCTGGTACATCAGGAACTAGTGCTGGAGGTGGTGGATCTTCAATTTCATATAATAACGTTTCAAGATATTT